CGTTTTATCTGACCGCCAAATAACACGGTTAGAAAATATACAAAAAGACTTGGCTAGAACTAAGTTTGCTGACACCGCTGGTAAAGGTGTTGGTTCTGATACGGTTCAAAAGCTGGCTTACAGCAACCTAATGAATCAAACTGGCTTGCCAATATCTGCTACTAATAGAATAGGTAAGTTTGTTTACGGTGATGTTAACGAACAGCTTAAAGATAAACTAGCCGAAACAATGCTTTCCCCACAAGAAACATTACGATTAATGCGGTTAGGAAAACAGCAAAAACCTAGCGCAGATGAAAAAACACGCAACGATTTAGCTAGACTTTTAACTATTCAAGGCATTCAGAGAACGGGTCAAGCAATGAACGGAGAAGAACAATGAGTAGAAACGGATCGGGTACATATTCCCTACCAGCGGGTAATCCCGTAGTAACTGGCACAACTATATCGAGTACATGGGCTAATAACACCATGAATGATTTGGCGGCCGCCTTAACTGACTCGGTTGCCGCAGACGGTCAAACCCCAATGACGGGTAATTTAAACCTAGGTAATAACAAAATTGTTAACCTATTAACCCCAACAGTATCTACCGATGCAGTAACTAAGGCTTATGCTGACGCTTTAGTTAGTGGTGGTACTGGTTCGTTTACGACCTTAACTGTTACAGGTACGACCACCCTTGCAACCGCATTAACTGGTGTACTTAAAGGTACTTCAGGCGTTGTTGCGGTAGCCACAGCAGGTACAGACTATGCTGGAATTAGCACCGCCCAATCATTTACGGCAGGTCAGCGTGGTTCAGTATCCGCATTAACTGACGGGGCAACCATTACGCCTAACTTTAATACAGCTAATAACTTTTCACTAACTATTGGCGGTAACAGAACCTTAGCCAATCCCACAAACATTACAGCAGGTCAATCAGGCGTTATTGTGATTACCCAAGATGGAACTGGTGGAAGAACTTTAGCTTTTGGTAGCTATTGGGACTTTTCGGGTGGTACTGCTCCAACCCTAACTACAGCCGCTAGTGCGGTAGATGTGCTTGTTTACTATGTAAACTCTACAACATCTATTACAGCGTCTTTAATTTCTAATATCAGCTAAAAATGAACTTTGAGATTGATCCCGTCAAATACGGTGTACTTTGGCAGAAGGTAGACAACTATGAAGCCAAGTTCGATGAAATGTCTAAAAAGATCGACAAGATGGAAGCTTCTGTTGAAGAACTGGTCGCAATGGCTAATCGTTCTAGGGGCGGTTTTTGGGTCGGTATGGGGTTTGTATCAGCTTTTAGTTCACTCGTGGGTTTTATCGCACATTGGCTTGGTAACAGGTAGGTTATCAATGTGTCGGATGGTTTACTAGAAGGCGCAAAGTCCCTCAGTAGTTCCCTAAACGCAAGTCGGGATGTTAGCAAAGAACTATCTAAAAGTATTGCGGATGTTCAAAAAGAAGCTTCCGATGTAGCGCAACAGCGTAACCTTGACAGGCGCAGGGAACTTAGAGAGAACGAGGTACGCAAAGAACTATTCCTCAAACGAGTCCTAATCCAATGGGAGCATGAGGAGCAGGTCAGGCGGGAAGAAGCAAAAATACGGGCAGACTTTTTAAAGAAGTACGGTAAACGCTGGGCTGAAGTCGAAGCACTAAAAGCCAAGTTAGAAAAGCAGGACAAAGAATTTGAAAAGGCATTTAATAAAGACCTAAATCGTGCAAGAGTAGCGCAATTTTGGTGCTTTGTGGTCGCAGGATATATTGCTTACTATTTGGTTTGGGGGTCTAAATAATGGATGCACTACTTGGAATCTTAAAAGGCGTTGCGCCAGTTCTAGCAACAGCGGTAGCAGGGCCAGCAGGGGGTGCGGCAGTCGGTTGGATTGCCTCAAAGCTAGGCATCCCTGACGATACAATAGAAGGGGTCACCAAAGCCCTTACAGGCAATCCTGAGATGGCTATGAAGCTTAAGGAACTTGACCTTGAGTACGCTAAATTAGAAATTGCAGACCGTGATTCTGCCCGTAAAGCATACGCCCAAGTCGCTACCTCAGAGTACGCTACAAAGCTTGATAAGGTCGTAGTACCTGTCCTAGCCCTAGGCGTGGTAGGTCTAGCCTTTACCCTGATCGGGGTCTTGATGTTTGTTAATACCCCACAAGATCAACAGCAGATCATCATCTTTGCCCTAGGGTTTATAACCAGTGCCGCAGGGCAGGTCTTATCGTTCTATTTTGGTTCTAGTCAGGGCTCTAAAGACAAGACCGAAGAAATAAAAGGAATGCTCAAAAAATGAACCTATCCGAACACTTCACCCTAGACGAACTGACCCACACAGACCATCGTCAGTTTGACAATACGCCCAATGCCTCAGAGATGGCTAACCTTGTGCGCCTAGCATCATTCCTTGAGGAAGTTAAGACCGTCTTAGGTAATAAACCCGTGATGGTTAACTCAGCTTTTCGTTGCAAAGAAGTCAATGACGCTGTAGGATCAAAGGACACTAGCCAGCATCGGATTGGATGTGCCGCAGATATTCGAGTACCAAGCATGACCCCCGATGAAGTCGTTAAGGCGGTGATCGCATCGGGGATTGGATATGACCAAATTATTCGAGAATTTGACCGTTGGACACATATTAGTATTCCTAATATTGCTGGCACTGCTCCTCGCAGACAAGCACTGATTATTGATAAGGCTGGTACTAGACCCTACGCCTAGAATAGTTCGGTCAGGTCTACGATTTTCCACAAGTCCTTGGGTACATCGTAGAAGTATTCGTCACGGGCTACTGCCCTGTTTGGTACTTCTATCAACGGGCAATCCTTAATCTTGTTTGCCCTGATCCAGTAAGCGTGGGTCAAAGGTTTATTGACTACATACATGGTAGTTCTAGGGTGGTTAAATAACTTATCCTTGCGCTGGGCTATGTGGATCGTGTTAAACGGGCAAAACTCCCAATCCCTGACCTCTACCTCGGCATACCCTAAATGCTCCCCCTTACGGCTTAATATGAGGTCTACAGCGTACTTATCGGGGTTCGGGGTAGCATCGATATACCAAAGGTTTCTGAGCCACCTAGCGACCGCATCACGGGCAGGTGGGTCACAGGCATCGTGCAGGGCTTGGTCAAACTTCTTATATTGCATAGCCGTGCATTAGGTAGTTAGTACCGAAGAACACCACGCAGAATAGGATTGCCGCCAAACCACCAAGCAAGAACATACGGATAGACTCAATACGCTCCTTCTTTTTTTCTGAAGCCCGTAAAGCGTTGTACGCCTCTAAGTCACCCCAGCCCTTATCAATCATCTTTTGGCGTTGCTCAAACTTGCGCTGTGCCTCATAAAAGCGTTCTGCATCTCGTTCACTCTGTAGCATGATGACTCCTTATTGAAAGATACGATAACGGGGATTGCAGGTTACTTCTACGGGTACATCGGTGGTAACCCCGTTGATCCTACGCTTGGCGGTAATGACTACGGGGCGTGTGCCAGCATCCTCACACTCGTTAATGCCTAGGATAACCTGCGCCCGTGTCATGTGATACGCCTGTTTATCAGTTTCTAAGCTGACATTGGGTGGTTCAAACGAACTACAGGCGGTAAGACTTAGCGTACTTAGCAACAAAACATACTTCATAAAAACCTTTCTGCCCCCGAAGGGGCGTTGATTAACGGGCTGTAACTTTGAGGGTAATAACTGCGGTGGTCTTGGTGTGTTTCTCGATTAACTCGGCAGGTACATTGGCTTCTGCGTACACAGCCTTGTTATCTACGGTCTTGCGCTGGGATAAGGTTACACACGCTTTGTAGAGGTTACCCTCGATGTGTCCTTCTTCTTGCTTGAGTTCGGTCTTGAGTGCTTCTGCCTGTGCTTCTAGGTCAGCAATCTGTGCCAAGAGCATACCTAATTGGTCAACTTTGGTAATTTGTAGGTCTAAAACTTGCATTTGATTCTCCTTTTCTATCTCACTGCCCGATGCAGTAATGACAGTATAAGTTAAGTAATCTTAACAATGCAAGGTATTTTTATTAGGACAAACCCTAGTTTTTGGAAAAAAACAACAGGGCAGTATTTAGCAGTTACTACGAATAGGGCAGAAAGCCGCAAAATTCCCTAATTACTGCATCCTACTTTGGCGGCTTAACGCCCTTAGAAAGTGTGGGGTACTCGCTTGCGCTTTCCCCCGTTCCCGTGAAGGAACTTTGATTATAAGCCGTTTTTTATTTGGTAAACCCGTAACAAATGCTCAAAGCATTCCCAACCCTTTTGGAGTCGATCCTGCTCAATTTCAATAAGTTTGACCTGATTGGTCAGGGCATTGACAAAGACGATAGCGCACCGTGCGCTGGGTACTCCTAGACCCTCACGGTAGGCGGCTAATAT